CTGGCGCGTAGCGCCAGTCTTGATATATCAAGACAAAAAATAGGTTGAATTTAGGGCCAGAATTAGCCCTGAAAAATGTGTAAAATTAGGGTTTTTATGACCTATTTCTCACTCTCAGTTAGGGTTTAGGAAATTATACGCATATTTTTACTCTCAATATATAGCTAAGAAAATAATTTGGTAAAAAAACGCCTAAGTTTGTAAAATAATTAAATATTTTACAAAATTATGAGAATTAAAAACAAACACGAGATAAAATATGTTCTGGATTCCATTATAAATGCAAATATGGAATCACGATGGGACATGGACAAATTGGAAAAATGGATTGAAAAACTTTTAGAAGAAAAGGAAGAAATATACTGGAAAAATGCAAAACTTGAAGCAGACTGTAGAGAATTAAAGGAAAGAATTAGATACCTTGAAAGACAGATTTTCTCGGGAAATGCATTTGGGGCCGTAAATTTCGATGGCCTGAAGTTTCATATCAATGAAATTAAGACTCCTTTCGATTCACCCGATAGAGGAGGTATGTCTATTTCAAACCAACGACGGGATTAAACCGTCTACTGTCTGTTTTATACATGGTTAGTGTATACCATTTCAAATGAAAAGTGTTCGATGTTTTTATTTTAGGGTTTGCGGCCATACCTAGGCAAAGTCATAATCGCGTTTTAAATTAATATCCCGGATTATATTATTACAATGAAATCCAGGCTAAACCCAGCATGGAAGTGGGTCAGAAGCAATGTCATGAACATGACATATAGAACAGAAAAAGTCACAGTCCTTCGTGACTGGAAATTAGCACTAATGAATTATGCATTACAATTGTTAGTTATTGCATGGGTTATATATTCACTTTTTAATGAAAAAACATATATCGAACGTGAAGTACCAACTGGTGTTGTAAGTTCATGGGGTCTTGGAGGAGACGAATATAACGATAAACAACTTTCTATATACAACAATAATAATCCATCGTTTTGTGATAATCTCGAAAATTACGCGTTTAATTACTCGGCGGATTGGTATTATAAAGTACCAATATGCGCTTACTACACAGGTGCAGAATTAATATCAAAATTACCTTCGGGTAATGTCATGTTTTTCACAACACATATCGCTGAAACACTCCGACAGAGATACACTAAACCCGAAACTGGGTGTCTCATGGAACCACACGGAATCAAAGAGTGTAAACTTGTAATGGATCAATGTATCCATACAATGGAAGCCAATTTCTTAGCAGTAGGTATAGAAGATAGTATATTTGCATTCAATCACTATTTCGATTCATCTATAGATTCGGGGCCAAAACCAGTAACGTATATCAGAAAAGAAGGCTCTGAAGAAAATTTATACACATTCGAACAGGGTGAATCAGTTAGACTCAAAATGTCTGAATGGTTAGATATTGCAAATGTTAAACTCGACCAGCGTCTAGATGAACAATCATCTGAATTCGCAAATGACATTGTCGGTTTCAACGGTGCCGGGAATGACACGGATAAATACCCTTACGTAAGAACAAGTGGTGTGCGTCTAAACATTAAAGTTAAATACCATAATTACAATCTACACTCAGATCGTATAAAAATAGGAAATCAAGATACATATGCTATAATTAACGTCGAACCCAAGATAGGATGGTTTTCCAAAGGTGATGAAATATACTACAAACAATTACCAAATGTTACTATGTTCGATATAAATAACCCTGTTAATTTAACAACCGGTCAACCAAATGGTATATATGTCGATTTTTACAGGTACGGTATTTTAATTGATATTCAACAAAGTGGTATAGTGGGTGAAGTGAACTACGTTTTCGTTCTACTTCAATTAACATCCGGTTTGGTTCTTTTGGGTGTTGCATCATCCATCGTAGGATTTGTCGCAAAGTTCTTAATGGGTGACATATCTCCGGTTTATAAAAGTATAATACAAGAAGAATTCGACCCTGTTAATGAGGCTGCTCAATATGCTGCACAAGCGTGTGTAGCATCTAAAGTTTTCAAGGAAGCAGATGAAGATGGTAAAGGTGATTTAGACTTCGAGGAACTCAGAAATCTTGTCAAAAACTGTTTCGCGAAAACTTACGAAAGTGGGAAAGAAGATAACAATAGTATAGATAGTAATGACACAGACTCATTCTCACATGATGATGTCACTGCAATGACATACTACTTAATGCGTGCAGCGGATCCAAAACTCAAGGAACGTATTCTATACAAAACAGAGAAAACGTTAGACGATTTAAAAGAATCGGTAATTACATTACACGAATGGCAAGAATTGTGCGTTGCAGGTGTTTTAGAACGTGAAAAAATGCAAAAAATAATAAATCTTAATCCATTTGTTCAAGATATAAAACACACTATTGATAATCAAAGAAAAGAGGAAAAAGTTAAAATACAAGAACGTGTTAAAAAATTATTTTATAAAAAATAATTAATGGTTCCCATAGTACCCAATACTTAATGTAACTCGAGGACCGTGCGTCTCTGGATCGTGATAAATAAGCCTTGGTATATACAAGGCATCACCCGGTTCAAGTGTGTGTTTAGTTCCATCATCAAATTTGTATGAAACGGTACCAATAGCAGAAATAATTATCACGTCCTCTTCGTCGTCGTTATGTCTTCCATGTGTATGACTATTTTCACTCATTGATATATAAAAGTGTACGTCACCGTATGGTTTTAAATTATAAACTTCTTTCATGGCATTTACTATACCAGTAAAGGGTGTATTATGAACGTCATTACAAAAAAACGTTGGTGGAGTCGCATCACTTTTTTTATCGCGTATAAGTTCAGTACTATCAATTTTATACCCGCGTTCTATTTCATTTATGGCATCACTCCATGTAATTTTGTGATGTGCATTAAAACAATTTTTCATGAAAATAGGTTTACGTTTTTCCTTTTCCATACGTTCACTTTCTTTTATCAATTCTACAAATTTAACACCGTTTGTATTGGTATTATTATTGTAAATATAATACACCAAAAACAGTATTATTATAATAATAAAAATAGTATTATTAGATATATCCATTTTTATTATTATAAAATATTTTAATAATTAATTAGTTACACGTTTCTTAATAAAATGTTTATATAAAAAACGGAAAGAAAAAATACGTGCTTCAAGTGACGAACTACACATTCCTGAATGTTCATCTATAACTTTATGTAAATTACCCGCTATTGTTATTCTCGGACCTTCAGTTTTCTGTTCTTCTACCTGATGATCCAAATAACTTGGAAATATAACTAAATCCCCTTCCTTAATATCTAATGCAACGTGATTAGAAAATATAGGATGGTTTTCAAGTTCTTCACATAAAGTATATGGAGAGTCCTCTACTAGAAATCCATTCTGTTTAGCATTTGACATATCTTTAACAAAAACAAGTTCAGCGTCCTTAGATGGATCGTATTTTGCAAAATAAACAAAACTAAAAAGTTCACCGGTAGATATATGATTATGAGTCGCTTGATTCATTCCCTTCGTATATTTATTACACCATAATTCACGACAGAAAATACATTTTTCAACTCCACATTCGTTTAACGTCAGTTTTAAATTTTTTATACCCAATTGTTCTAAAAATTTATGTGCTTTATCAATTATAATGTCGTGTATAAATGTTCCGTATTTATTAAAAATAACATCGGAATCTCTAGTTGTACCTTGTGTAGATCCATGTGTTGCAGTTGTCAAACATTTTGTTTCAACCCATTTATCCGAAATTCCATAATTTATTTTTTTTAATAATACTCTTAGTTTTTCTTTATATTCATCATCTATTGATTCTATATATATTGGTACTGCGTGTATACCAGTAATCATTACTCTATTTTGTACACTCTTTTTTAACCCCACAATTTTGAGTTTCAACTTCTCCATCTTTATATGCGCACGGTTTACCATTGAACCCATTTTCAGATGTTGTCGACGATTCTTGTGCTAATAGTTCTATATCCTCCCATTTATAAGTTCTAGATTGTGTAGGTTGTGTACCACACTCACCTTCGCATTCACTCCAAGCACTCCAATCACCTGAACAATCAAGAGGGCATGGTTCCTGTTTACACTCACGCCACATACCTTTAGGTTCACACTTTTCTGGTGTAAGTGATTTATTAACAAGTTTCATATACCCCTTCCTACCACATATAGCATCTACCAAAATATCGTCGTTTTTTTCCGCATAACACCCGTTCGCTACGTCATCCTTTTTCCAATTTTCTACTGGGTATTTACATTCATCTGCACCCGCATACGATTTTCTATTTATGGATACACATATCCATGTTAAAAGTATAAATATAGTTATAAATGTTATAATTGTACGTTTATTAATATACGAAGCCATAACGTCTATTAATAAAGATGGATATTTTTTTTCTATTAAGCATCATCACATTTAACGATTTCACTACATTTTCTTTTCTGTTCTTGAGTATTTTTAAATTTACATGGTTTACCTCCAGCTTGACCGGGGAAAGTGATTTCATAAAATCTAGATTCTGATGGTTGTTCTCCACATGGTTTTTCTATACAGTCCCCCCACTCCGACCATTTTCCTGTACAATCTCTGCGACACTTTTCTCTAGATTTACACAGATCCTGTTTTATTTTTGTAGGGCATGTTTCGGGTGTAAGTGATTTATTTTTAGAAACTCTAACTCCGATGTACCCTCCATATTCGTCTTCAAGTTCACTAGAGTCACCTATTTCCCCCTCTTCATATAAACATGGTATAAGTGTTAAATCATCATATCCAACTACACATCGACCATCTTTCTCTTCAGTCCATAAATCGTCTGGGTATTCACATCTTGGTTTCTCTTCTGGTTTCTCTTCTGGTTTCTCTTCTGGTTTCTCTTCTGGTTTCTCTTCTGGTTTCTCTTCTGGTTTCTCTTCTGGTTTCTCTTCTGAGTCCCCTTCTGCGTATTCCCTAGAATTTTTGTATACAAAAACGCATATAATTATCAATACGCTTATCGATAATACTATATCTACATTTTTAGTAATTTTTTTATAGAAAGACATGTAGTTTATTACTATAAATAAACATTTTTATATTAATAAACTAAATTAAAAAATTCACTCCTTCACACACTCTATCATCCATTAACCCATCCTCGATTATGATGTGCCCGGTCAAAGTTACCATCTGGACCCTGGTGCCACTCTCTCCCCCTTTGTTGACCGTGAGACGGGCACCCTCCGCGTCCACCGTTATATGCATTTTGTGTAACATAAAATTGGTGCCATCTCTCACGATTATGTCGTCTCATACTGCCGCAGCAATTCTTCTTCCGTGCGTGATGTTCGTTCGCATATTCCTGACGCCAATATCCTCTACAATGTTTACAACTTTGTTCTTGTTGTGACGACGGAGGTGACCCAGTTAATGAAAGGTGACCATTTTTTACTGTACGGTGTTTATATCTTTTAGAACCATTACAGGGTCCCCATTGCCGATCCCAATCACCTACATATAGACATGGTACAGTCCTCGCCGTGCTTGACTCATCGACTGGGTCGCCGAGCGCACACGCGGGTTCTATTTGCATCCATGTATTATTAGACATAGTTGATAAGTTTTCTGGTACTACATCCAGAATATCCTCTAATTGAGCTAGAGTATCTGGACTAATTGCAAATCTATATGTTTTAGATTTATTGGCTGTATCAGTAGCAGTTATAGCTTGACCCGTTTTTAACACACTTTTACTGGAATCCAAAAGTTCAAGAACTGCACCTTTCCAACGCTGTTGCCATGGGTCTCTCGGGTCACTAGAATCTTGTCTATTAATCACTTTTACTTCATCTATCGTATACTCTTTACCTAAATCGATTTGAAAATAACTGTCAGTAGTGGCAGAGTCACCACTATGCCACATAGTGGCGTTATCCGCATCAAATAATCTCGCAGTGCCATATGGGCCGGTTGTGGGGTCACCATGGCCATCATAGTCGGAATCCACGGTAACCCCTTTCAATAATTCGGGTTCCCTATCCCAATTTTTCACTACATTTACACCTCCTGAATATATTTCAATTCCTCCGATGTTTAAATAATTGTCAAATGGTTGTCCGGCTCTTCCGTGATATGCGTCTCCTGAGAAGTTTCCCCTTGATGTGTTATTAATTTTGTCTTTGTATCCAAACTTTACGTATCGAACACCTTTTACTCCTTCTTTGTTAACTTGTTTTGCTGCAGCACAAGCATCGGGATCCTTAGGGTATGTAACGGATTCACAACTACCAGCTACAATACGCGTCTGGGGTTGTTCACCGTTTGAATTACATTGCCCTGCGTTGGTCCATTGATTTTTCCAACAACAATCTATTTCACGCGTTTTTATACTTTCAAGGCAATTACCATTAGTAGCTTGTACCTGTTTCTGTTTCCCATTCATTTGACATTCTCCTACATCTCTCCAATCCCCTGACTCCCAACAACATGCCTTATATGCCGATTTAACATCGTCGGCGCAGTTACCTATAGTTGTTTGTGCGTATATACCAGTACCATCTGGTTTACATGTACCACCGTGTGCTGAGAAAGCTGGTGCCCAGTCGTGGTTCTGAGTACAACACGGTTGAATAGGATCTTGTCTGGATCGAGTTTCTACTTTATCGTGAATTTCTTCACATGGTTTACCATACCCAAATTGGGTATTACCAATTGCTGGTTTGTTTATCGAATATATACGAGATTCCGAAGGTTGTACGTCGCACGCATCTGGGTTAGGCGTCCAATCACTCCATGAACCTTCACAATCTTGGGGGCACGGTTTCATAGTACACGATACCCACTCTGTTAAATTTTTACAGTATTCGGTATTCATAGTCGAAGCTTTATATCTTTGTATAACGCCGGTTTCACCACATTCAGCGGGTGTTAAATCGTCCTGGCTTTTAATACACCCAAGGTCGTTATATTGCCATCCCAAAACTGGGTAATTACATACAGGTGGTTGAGGTTCGGGACACGTTTTTTGACACGCACCACTCTTTTCAAAAGTACACGAACCCCCTTTAGTTGCTGGTTTATAATCAGCTGCACTCGTATCCAATCTTTGTTTTATGATACCATCCCCACACGCATCGGCATTACCATCTTCCAAAACAACTTCGTTACCATCGGCATCGAGGCGCACACACAGTGCATCCAACCACGTGTTTCCACTACACGGTTGAGGAGGGTCTACATTACATTCAACAAGTTTTGGTGGACATACACCATCCCCCAATTGTCGAACGAAACCTTCGTGGTTTTTATCTAAAACTTGGGTTTCAAAGCCAGCACCACTCGTTTCATCAGTTAAACCATCTAACACTACACCGTTTCGAGAACATGGTTTTTGTACGATATATTCAGTTCCCGAACAATCTCGATCAACTATTTTTTCAGCGGCTTTTTCGGCTGGTTCTCCTGAAACCCCTATAATTCCAACACCGCTATTTTGTTGTTGATAGGCATACCCTAAAACTACTAATATAACGACGAGGAGTAATATTTTTGTGGTATTATCTGCCATTTATATTATTAGAGATTATTTTTATTTAAACTACATTGTGTTTGGAAAAACTGTAGGTTGTACTGGTACAGGTTTTGCTTTTGATTTTGATAAGACTATTGATACTAAAACTAATATTATAACACACGCAACTATACCCCCCACGATCATCTTTTTCTGGGCTTCTTTAGCTTCAAGTATAATTTCTGCATTTTGCATATACGTAGCAGATTGTTTAATCTCTTCTGTATCATCAAATTCCAATTCCCATGGATCTGAACCTATAAAATTTTTATTTTGGGTACACTCTGAAAATACCTCCGAATCAATTGAACCCCCAACATTTACATCCTGTAAACATATATCCAATTTAAACGAACACGGAGAATAGTCTCTTAAATCACCGAGAATTTTAGGTTTATACTTATCAGCTCCAACACACACGCGCGCGGGACAGTGTAAACGTTCCATTAATTCGAGTCTCGCAACAGCTTTATGAGGTCCCTCAGTATCTGGTACAGCTTCCAATGTCGTCTCTACCCATTCCATAGCTTTATCACACCCTGGCACAGTATTATTTTTTTTACAATCGAGGTATACGACATTATAACACGAACACCTTTCATCTGTAGGATTTTGTTCACAGAATTCTTTTGTAGGGGCTTCTTCTTCTGCCATCTTATATAAACACTAGATTAAAAAACGAGAAAAAGAAAAAGTATAAGTATAATCGCTACAATTATCAAATACTTTTGATTTTTCGTAACATTAAAAAGAGGTGCATCCATTAACTCTTTCTCCTTCTTTAAACGTTCTTGTTTTGCGGCTTCATCTATAAGTGATTGTCTATATATTTTCTGTTCTGCTGCTACAACTGCTGAGGTTTTAGGATCTCTATAATTC